ATATAGGATGTTTTCGGCCCGACCCGTGGTGATCACCACTGTGGCGGCGATCATGGTAGGTGGATTTGGACGATATCCGGAACCACCTGTGATGACCTCGATACCTGTGACCTCACCATCTGCCACTGTGGCCACTGCCGTTGCACCTGCGCCGTCGCCCAAGATTTCCACTAAGGGCGGTGCTAGATATCCGGCACCATTTATGCTGACACTGATGCTTTGTACCACACCGTCCTCCACTATCACAGTGGCCTGAGCTGGTTGTCCCAGGGCAGGTGCATCCAGGCCAGTGGTGTAGATGCTGTTATTGAATCCCAGACGCAACAAAGGATGCCAACCCAAAACATTGATGTATACCGTGCCTGTTTTGTTCAAGTAGCTGTAGCTTTCTGTGACGTCATGCCAGGTGCTCTGATAGTTTTGAGCAGCCTGTGCTTTGATGGTTCCGGTGTAACCCACCAGGTCCATCTGAATGGTGGTAACAGGACCAGTGGGCTCAATGAAGCTGCTATAGTATTCTGTGCTCTGTATAGGACTGTAGGTATTGATAGGTGTGCCAGGATTCAAGGCCCAATCTGGATACAGGGTGGGTTGAGCACCTGCGCTGCCAGCCTGTGCTACCAAGTTGGTATCAGGTATGGTGAGTTCAAAGCTGGGCACAAACTGTGGAAAGATGCTGTCCACAATGTTGACAGGTGCTCGCGCCCCGGCTTGTGCGTCCGTGAACACAGCTTCTGTGAGGTTGCCCGATGCCCTGCTGATGCTGTAGCTGGCGGGCTGGCTGATCACAGGATCAAGATCTTCCGTGGTCAAGGTTACCTTGGCACGACCATAGGGTGCATTCAAGATCACCATTTCTTTTTCCAACAACAGCTCGTTGCCATTCTGGCTCACGGCGCGCCATATCAAGGTGCTGCCCGTAATGTTTACAGGCTTCTCATCTTGATTGATAAATTCGAATAGTATGACGTTGTCAACGCCTTTGTTAATGGTCAGGGGTTTTGCGTACACGGGATCGTACCTCATTGTGAAGTAAGCACCACTGGTGTCAATCAATAATACTCTGGTTTTTTGTTGATATAAATATACCGTGGTTGAATACATAGGAATCTCCAAACATATTTATGGGCAGTGATATTTTCGCTCAACTGGCAGAAAAGTACCCTTTCATAACCTTGTGTGTGTACGCCTCTACGGAGTACGTGGGCATAGTGCAGAACAGGGACGACAGCATCACCACCATCTATGACTTTGGTGCCATTGGGAACCTGGAACTCAAACGTCGCTATCTTGAGCTGGCCAACACCTGGTGGTGGGAAAGCAATCGCAGCATCCCCATAAACATATTTCTCAAGTCAGATTGGGAACCATTCCGTGTTTGCCTGCGCACTTTTGCCAACAAGGATCTAGAGATCTTGCATGGTCCGGTGTGCAGCCTCAGCGAGATAGGCCGCAAGAAATCTAAACGCAAAAGCATTACGCTGGTGCGGCGGGTTGATTGAGTAGGTTCATGTGCAACACTACCAACGCTGCGTAACTGATAGCATGGCTTTTCTTGAACGTGTAGCCACGGCTTTCATCACCATCCCACACTGATTCAAATATCTCTGTCCATGTGCGATCCTGCAGATGCGCCTTGCCCGGCCTTATGATACTGATAAAAGCTGCCATCCTGGGTATGCTGTCTGGCCGCATGGAGGCTAATAGAGCAGTATAGTTGCCCACATGCACCAGCTGGCTGGCCCAAGCTGTATCCTCCCACAGTCTAAACCAAGGCGGTGTAGCCACCAACATTTGTTCATAGTGTGCAGGATCGCGTATGAGTTGATACACTCCCATGTTTAAGAAGTCGATTTTGAAATACCCCCGCTGTTCTGCTGTTTCATAGTCTATGGCCGCACAACCATTCACAGGATCTCGAGGTATGTCCGTGACATATACGCCTGAGTTATGGCGCCGCACTTGGCCATTCACGTCTTGTCGTGCTGGTGTGCTGCGTATCAACCCTAGTATGTGATCACGATCCGCAAAGTCAATGTCGATATCTGCGCTCATCACCAACCCGCCTGCTGCAATATGTGCCTGGCCCATTCATGATCGGCTGGATAATCCTGGAACTTCTTCTGCCAAAAGTCAGAGTCTATGTAGGGCCACACCATGCTAACCTGCTCTGCATTGAGCTCATTCAAAAACTTTTGTCCTGACTCACAGTTGTAGATCACCCAGGGTGATATCCTGCCCGTGGTCACAGCATACACCATGGCATTGGTGTTGCCATAGCGCAAACAGTCGTGTGCAGGGTGTCCTGATTTCTCTGCCCACTCTTGGCTAAACTCCACAGCCCGGGCCAAGGCATCTTGGGTGGCTTCGGTGCGCAGGTAGTCTATGAGATATTCTGTGTACAAGGCATCGCTGCACCAGTTGTCCAGCTTCTTGTTTTGGCGTACTACCCACTCGGTGAATCGTGCAGGATTGATAGCTCTCAAGGCCACGCAATGCCTACCAAACTTCACAAAGGCCTTGTAGTATGGGGAGTCTGCGAAGTCATCAAAGGTCTTGAGTCGAGCGGTGCCTTGTGTAAGCTCATAGAAGCGCAGGTATGCCTGGAATCCCAGTTGCACTCCACGCTCGTTCTGTTCTTGCCGCCTGCGTTTGGGCTCGCACACATGCACCGCCAAGGTGCTTTCTTTGACGAAATCTTTGCGGCAGTATTGACAGCGATAGGTCATTTAGTGTTGCCCAGGTCTCGCAGGTATTGATCCAGTTCCGCCTTGGTGGTCATCTGGGCCAGCAGTTCTACCTCGTCATCTTTCAAATGCGGAAATAGTTCTGCCAGTTGTTTGCGCATGGTTCCTGCACCAGGTTCTTTCTTGCGTGGAGCAATCCATTGATGCCGTTGTGTGCCCATGTCTGGACTGACCGTGGTGGCCATGAGCCATTGTAGCTTCTTGTGTTGTGCGGTGTTGATGCTGAAGAAATGTCGATTCAGGCGTTGGTTGGTGCTGATCAGATAGAACTCCTGCAAGTCCCGGCTGCCTTGTACACTGCTGCCCCAACGGATCATCAAGTAAGGACTAAACTTCTTTTTCTGTTCTTCCGTGAGACTGTCGTAAAACTCGCGGTTCTTGCGATCAAACTGCGCCATCTCATTGCGTATGTCCAAGGGATCTGTCATTTGCGGCTCAAATAGTATATTACTTTAGCACGTTCCAGGGCATCATGTAAAGCAGGATTGGTTTCGGCGGCTTCTCTTATGTCATGCCAAAGTTGATTTTCTCGGATACCTTCAAAACGCTGTTGCGCTTCCAGAGTCATACCCACAATGAATCTTTCTGTGCCTCCTGATTCTCTAGCATAAATCACACCTTCACTGTTTTCATATATCAGTGTGGCACCTGGAGTCAGTGTGCCCATGCTACCAAGCTCGATTGTAATCTACTATCTCGCAGTTGCGGCTGATGTCTTTGACAAAATACACGCATGCGGGTTTATCTTCATCGCTTACGGGCACACACAGCATCTGACCGTTCTTGAGTTTGGGCGCATACCAGCTGACCTCATGATACACATCCACGATCTCTATGTCCAAGAAGCTGGGACGGAAGCTGGTGAGTGGATTGAACTGGAATGCTTTGAATCCACGATCATTTATGCTAGTCAAGGGCAACACTTCGAGATCACCCAGATCAGGTTCACCTATCAGGATCTGCCAATCCACCGGCATACGCACACGGTGTTCGCCGATGCGCAGCACCAGAGCAGGAGAGTTGAAGCTCTCTAAGAAAATCAAGGGTATGTAGTGATAGTCAGGATCTGCTGGATTTGAGTTGTCCAAGATCGCGAACCGCATGTCATCCACTTCTTCGGGCAAGTGGTCCAGATCAAATGGTCGATTATCAAGGGTTAGTATTTTCATATTGTCAGTATACATGCTCGTGGCCACAAAGTCAAATCTATTTGGTCGTCATCCAGTCCAGTCGTTCCTGGCTGAATGGATAGTTGGCCTCTCGATAGAACTGTTTGCGCTTGGCTAGGTGGCGCTTGGCAAACTTGCAGGTACTGGTTATGTCCCAGATTTGGACGAAGTCTTTGTCCTCTGCTCGCCTAATGCCTCGCCCAATGCTCTGTATAACGCGGACAAAGCTCTTTCCGGGTTCAATAAGAACCAGATTAAAAATACGAGGGATATTGATACCCACAGCGGCCACACCATAAGTCGCCACAGCAATCTTGTCATCGCTAATCGCAAAGTCGTCATATTCTTCTTTCCTGTCATTGGCCTTGGTGGCGCCACTCACAAACACAGCGTCACCTAATCTCTCTACCAGGGCTTGTCCAGCCGCTATCCTATCTACCAACACCAAGGTATTGCCTGTTTGGCGCACTTGACGGATCACATCAGCTATGGTGTCTAACCTACCTGACTCCTCCAACAGGTATTTGAGCTCGCTTTGGTAGTTGGAATATTCCACATGGTCCATGAGCTGCACCACATTCACATGGCACTGGGCCAACACACCTTGGCTTTGCAGCTCACTAGCAGACAGCTTGCTGATCACAGGACCTAGGCTGACCAAGAGTGCTTGGCTCTCAAACTTCTCTTTGGGTATGGTTCCTGTAAGTCCCCAGCGTATGGGAACCTGGCTCATCACGCTGGTCAGCAGGGTCTTGAGCGCATCAGCCTTGGCCATGTGTACTTCATCCACCATCACACATACCACACCCTCAATAAAGTCTTGGATAGTGGCTTCACCCGTACCTGCTTTAGTGTTCTTGAGCAGCACGTTCAAGCTCTGCCAGGTACAGATGGTGTGTGTCTTAGCAAACTCCTTGCGGTCACCAAAGTACACGCCCACATCCAGTCCCAGATTGCGATAGTCTGCCTCAGTCTGTGTGACAAGGCTCTTGTTGGGCACAATCACGATAGTGCGTCCATAGGGCTCTACACTGGCACTGAGTGCTGCTGTCATTATGGTCTTGCCCGCACCTGTGGCCACTTCCTGTATGCACTGCGGGTTGGCCAAGAAGTCATTGATGATTTCTACCTGATAGTCACGTAGGGTGATGGGTTCACCAGCCATGGGATGTTTGTCGGGCCAAGTCTTGTGGGCGAATGTGTTTTCTGTGACTTGTGCAAACTGGAAGGTGGTGGTGTAATCTCGTTGGTCATCCAGTTCCACATCCCAGTCAAACTTTTCCAAGGTGGGCAGGATCTCGGGCAAGAGATTGGTGTAGGTGCTGCCGCCCAGCTGGAAGAAGCTGACCTTGCCGTCCCAGCGTCCCAGGCGCACCGCTGGTAGATAGCGGGCATAGGGCACATCGTATTTGAACTGCTTGACCAAGGCACGACGAGTATCCAGATCTAGGCCTTCTATTTTGATGTTGACTTCATCGCGTATGACTATGGTGCATCGTTTCATCTAGATATTATACAAGTTTTTGTAGGAACTTGCAACCAGGCCCTGGAATACTTCATTGTCAAAACTTTGATGTACGATGATATGCCAGCGACGCTGTTGGCTGTGATTGCATACTGTGTGGCGATTGGATATATCTAACCAGAATGCCGATCCGGGTTGGAATGGTACGAGTCCGTGACGTTCCATGACAAAATCACAGCCGGTGGGTTGAGTGATTGCTATGTTGATAGGGTGCAGCCCAGGAATTTCTGTGTCCTTGTGCAGGGCTATGTATCCCCCAGGTTCCAACAACATCACCCTGACTCGCTTATATCCTGATCCAGGCCAATGATTTTGGAAATAGTCTACCGTTTGGGGCATGAGTCGTTGAGCTAGATCGGTCCAGACATATGGTCTATGGTCAGAGTAATAGCTATCTTCTCTGGTAGCATCATGGCTTTTGCCGTGTATGCAGAAACTTTTCCAACCTTGGTGTTCGGAGTAATCATCACGGTGGTCGATCATGAAATCCTTGATGTTGATGATTTCGTTCAGTATGGTTTGTGCTGGTACTGGTATTTGCAACAGTAACCATGGCAACCCAGATTGTTTTTGTATCCAAGCAAAATCAGCCGTTGCATTGTATCCAGGCAATGTTGGATTGGCATCGATGTACTTTTTCAACATCAAGGTACTGAGTTGTTGTTTCATGATATTTGGTGTAGGAATCTTTCGTAATCCTGCACACTGGTGTGCAGAAAGGTCCATTTATAATCCAAGATGTTTGAACACCAGATCTGATCAAAATGCTGGATGTCATTATTTAATACCCAATGCACTAGATTTCCGCATGCTGTATGCAATGTCTTGTTGGCACGGGCTTGCTGCCATCGTGACACAAAATCATCAGGCATGATCTGTGCAAACTGGGTATTGACATGTTCTACGAATCGAGATCTGCTGCGCAGCCGTAGTCTTTCTACTGGTGAAAGATTGGCTTGATCTAGCTCATAATGTTTCAACTGATTTTGTTGTATGAACTCCCAGGCAAATGACCCATAATCAGTGCCGGACCACTGCTGCCATAGTTGTTGCACAAAGTCTATCTGGGTGCGACTGATATCTACTATCTGTATGTGTTCCACCGATGGCTGTATCATGTTTGCTATCCAACACAAGCCTGATCCAGGTTGTAAGATTTGTCTAGCAGTGGCCTGAACCAATTTCTCGTTGTTCAATACCCATAGTTGGTGTTCGGCCAGCTGGATGTAGTCTTTTGAAGCTTGAAGGATATGATCTGTTTGTGCTTGGTATGCGAACAGTTTAAGAGATCTGGCATGATTGTTCCAGTTTACGATAGTGCGATTTTGACACAGTTGTTGTGCTATCAGACCTTGCCCAAATTCCGATGTTTGATATGTTACTGTGTTGGAAATATCAGGTTTGATCCATAACGGGGTATAATCATCATGCAAGTTTGTGTCACTGCGGATACCAACGGGATGTGACACTTGCTGATGATCAAAATCTCCAGGCTCAAATCGATCTAGATCCATGAACCAGCATTGATCGTCCAGCGTCAAAGATCCCTCAGGCGGCCATATGATATGTGCGATCAACCCTTGATGTGGATACTTGTCTATCAAAGTTTTCCACGCTGTCCAATCCAGTATGGCCGTGCCACTGTTGACGAATAATGCCTGTTGATATCCTTGATCTCGTGCTGCACAAAACCCTTGCTGCCAATCATCACACAATATGATTGTTTGACCGGTATGTTGCCCATATCGATCAAACTTGACACCGGCTAGGGTGAGATTGAGATGCTGCCCACGTTTTATGATCACAGGCCAGGCCATCAAAGCATTACCTTGACTGGATTTATGCGATTTTTCAATAGATCTATCATGATATCTAGGTTTGGTATGTTTCCAAATACTGCTGCGGTATACATCTGTTGCAACGTCCAAGATGGCACATTCCAATGCTGACACCAGGCATCATGATATTGCGCCCACCATCCTTGGAATCCCATAGCGTCTATGCCACCTAATAAATCATGATCTTGCAGACTCACCCTGAGTTTGGGACGTAGTTTCAACCAAGGTTTGGCCAACTCGCACAGTCGATTTATGTGGTTGGGTTCCTGGCTGAGCCAGTATGAGTATGGCGATTTGCCAAGCTCGGCCCATTCGATGTAAACATCTCCAGCTTTGACAGTGTTAGAACAATGTTCCAACCAAGTGAGGTCAAACTTCTTTTCCAGCGGACCAGACAATTCTCTATAATCCAATGACAGCACATAGAGATCAGCACAGGGTTTTTCAGCTTCGCAAAGATGTATGTGTTCGTGGAAATCCAACCACGAAGATCGACCGTCATAACCAGCTTCATATATTTGATGCAATTTGTTTAGATAGTTCTGGTCATCACATCGCTGCGGATCCACGTCTACGTCAACACACTTGCCAAATTTTTGTAATGCCTCTACCAACTGATCATGGGTCAATGATTTTGAATAGTATGGATTATCCCAGTCCCTGAATGGCAACGTGACATGCTGTAAGTGTTTGAATATGGGCAGTATCGTATTGGTGATCGGTAATGAGCTGAGGACTATGTCTACATGAGCACCATTTGCAAACAGTATCTTCATGAAAATACTTAGCCACAAAAAAAACAGGTACCGTTTTACGGGTACCTGTGAAAGGTACTGTGTTGCCACAGCACTGGAGCTAGGAGTTGTTAGTCAGCCGGTTTCATGCAAGTGGTACGGGCCATGGCAGTCCAGTTGTTGGCAAAGCTCTTGCGCAGCTGGGCTACCTTGATTGCCATACGCAGGCTGACCTCGCGCAGTCGATCTTGGTTGATTTCCATAAATGCAATGACTTCATTTTCGGCATCGTTGTCCAGACCCATATCTTCGAACAAGGCACCGTCGGCAGCGATTTGCTTGATGCGCAGGATCTTGTCGCGCATGGTATCCAAGGTCAGGTCCAGGTAGTGGCAGCGGCTTTGCAGTGCATCCAGGTGATCCTTGAGCTTCTGGCTCTTCATCTTGTCAAACTTGAGGTTGGTGATAAAGATAACCGAACCACGGAAGTCGAAGCTGTCCGGGATACCTTCGTGACGCAGCACACGGCTCTCTGACAGCCAGCTGATCTTGCGCTTCTTGCCTGAGTCCAAGGCACCCTTCAGCAGGTTAAGGCTGATGTCATCCAACAGGATTGAGTCACAGTCATCAAACACCACCACACAGTTGGGGTCTGAGTATTTGTACAGGGTCTGGTACAGGCCGATTGGGGTGGCAGCACCCTTGACTACCTCGGCTTTGAGCTTGCGTCCAGCCAGCTGGTCGAACAGGGTGGCCTTGTCGATGATTTTTTCTACGCCAAAACTCTTGCCCACTCCGGGCGGACCCGATACGATCATGGCACGGATGTCACCAGTGGTGGTGGCCTTGGTCATCTGGTCCAGGATTTCAAAACGCTCACGGATGCGGGCGATGGCTTCTTCGTCTGTCTCTTGCGGTTTGGCCACAGCCTTGACCGTGGGCTTGGCAGTCACAGATTCCCCACCAGTATACTCAATATCGCTGATGCTATCAACACGCACTCGGACCACGTCAAACTCGGCACCAAAATATCCATCGCTCTCCACCG